TTAGAAGATGTCATCAATCAGTTTTATGGTCGAACAAATGCGACTGTAAGACTGATGAGGCATTTTGATGACCGTCAAATCTTTGAACAAGATGACGAAGTAGGAAATGTTTTTAAACAATTGGTAGAATGTGTAGACTTATTATACGCATTCGTTACGGAGATACGTAATGGCGACAACACCCCCAACGAGGAAGAAGAACGATAAGGTCTATTTCACAGAAGAAACTGAAAAGGCAATAATCGCATACAATAAATCTGACGATTTAGATGTAAGAGAACAACTATTTAGAAGTAAAATACAAGGACCGCTTGATAAGCTAGCAGAGAATGTTATCAATCGGTTCAAATTTCCGTATATGGAGGGTACCTTCGACGAAATCAAGGCGCAGGTAGTCTCCTTTCTGGTTATCAATCTTCATAAATTTACAGAAGATAAGGGTAAGGCATTCTCATATTTCAGTGTGATAGCTAAAAATTACCTCATTTTGCACAATAATAACTCATACAAAGAAGAAAAACGGGTACTTTACTTCTCAGACCAAACAGAAGATTCGTTTAGTCTCGAAGAAATGTTAATTGTGGAACCAGAAACTAAGGATTCTACTGTGGATATGAAGGAATTTTTGAAATTATTGGTAGAGTATTGGGAGTTTAACCTTGACCGATTTTTTAAAAAGAAGCGTGACCGTGAAATTGCTGCTGCTATAGTAAAACTTATAGAACGCATCGATAATATTGATAATTTTAACAAAAAAGCACTGTACCTTATGGTCAGAGAAATGACCAGTTATAAGACTGCCCACATTACGAAGGTCATCAACAAGATGCGCCCTCAAATTTTGAAGATGCTTAGGGAATTTAGACGCAACGGACATATTTCGGACCCGACCACATATTTCTCGTATAAAAAGTAAATCCTATCTATTTATAATATAGGATTTTAGGGGGTCTTTATGGATATCAATTCCGAACTGTATGACGGAAAAAGTCTAGCCGACATTTTCTCAGAAATTCACAAAAATACCGACAGTAAACGGGCACAAATCAACTCGTTTATTATGAAAATGGTCCAACTCATCCGTACTCCAGAAGATGCGGCTGTGATTGGACCTATTGTGCAGGGATTCTTGGAAGTGAATGTCAAGAACGATGAACATTTGGTCCGTGTTGCTCAAATCGCACAGCGTATCGTGTCAGTTGGTGTCAAATCTAACGCTTCATTGGATGGATTATTATCAGAATCAGAAAAAGAAGCATTACTTAAGGATATAACTACAGAAATCCAAGACCTTCAAGAAGATGTGAAGGACTTGGATGATGTTTTTGCGGAGAAGTAAGTGTCATCATTTGGACCGACCGCATATAACATAGATATTAACCAACTGGGAGCGTCACAGTTCCCACGGTTTGCTGTAACACAACCCACACCATATCAAGACGGATTGGTTGAGGATGTTATTTTAAACGAATTACATCCACAATATGCTGCGGACGGAAGTAATGTAGGAATGGTACAAGTTAGATTCATCCCAGGTGACAGAGATGTTCCAAAGGAAAAATTAAATTGGGCAGCGCCAATCGATTCTAGTATACGAGAGTATCCTTTAAAAAATGAATTGGTATTAGTGTTTTACTCATTAGGAAGATTGTTCTACACACGCAGAATTAATTCTACTAATAAAACTACAGAAAGTTCATGGCCTGGGTTAAGTCAACGGTTTTCTCCTCAAGTACCCTCAGTAGACAGAAGTGACGCTGCTCAAATCGCAGCCCAAGGAGGTACTCCATATCGTCCATGGGGTATGAAACAACAGTTTAGTTTAGGTGATGAGTTTAGTGAAAATCCCTCGGTTCGTATGGTTCGTCCAAACGAAGGAGATTTAATTATACAAGGACGGTTTGGTAACACAGTTAGATTTGGTTCTAGCTTGTTTAGCAGTCCAAATACTCCAGCGCCACAAGCAAATTTAATATTTTCTGTTGGGCAAAGTCCAAATAAAGTTACATCAATTGATATCAACAACGATGGTACTAATGAAACTGTTGCTGGGGGTCCATACGGATTAACTTACGAAGATATTAATAAAGATAAAAGTAGTTTTTGGATGGTAGTAGACGAAAAGGTGGTACTAGACCCAGCAACTAAGTCAAGTATAGCACATTTACGGTCGGCAGAATCATCAGATTCGACAAAATATACAGGCGCACAGATTTTCCTTAATTCTGATAGAGTCATTTTAAACAGTAAAGTAAATGAAATATCTCTGTTTGCGAAAAAGGAAATAAATCTAAGTGCAGTAGAATCGATTACCATAGATTCTGGTAAATCTGTGTTTATTACCGCAGAACGAGACATAGAAATTTCGACCCCTAGAGATTTAGTACTAACCGCTCGTTCGATTAACTTAAATGTAACAAACGATATTTCTCAGGGAACCTCAGGAAACTACACAATATCGGGTAAAAAGATATTTATAGGAGCGTCACCAAACGATACAACACAACCAATGGTGTTGGGCGGTGAGTTGGCAACATGGTTACAAAAGTTGATGGATGCATTTATCGTAGAAATACCAAGGTCTATTGCTACATTAAACCCAGTTCCATTCGTTGCCGCAATAACTGAATTACGGGTACAACTGGGATTACCAAGCATACCTCAATCGGCTATATTCAATAGTACAAGTAATTTTACTTCTAAAACTAACGACTGATTATGGCAATACCAAGTAATTTATTACCCATAAATAATCCGATTAGAGCAGAGGTAGAAGAACTTCCAACTATATCACTACCAACTACTGGTTTTTCGGGAGTACCAAGTAATTTACTACCAGTTAACACCAGTAATATTTCTGGTTCGTTCCAATCGTTGGCGGGAAATATACCAACAGTTAATATACCCGAAATACCACAGTTTTCAATACTAAACACGGTTATACCAGATAGACTTTTTACAACGGGAAGTATTGACCAAGTTAGAGCAAGAACTTTAAACGCAGCAAGAACATATACTAGTGGATTACCAGCGCTACCGACAATCCCAGCAGTACCAACATTAATAGTTCCTAAACCAAGAATACCATCATACGGTCAAATTAAGAACTATATCAAGACTAAAATAGATAGAATTAAACAACAACGACAACAAGCATCAGTTAGGGCATTAGATGCAGAGCTTAAGAAACAAGAAAATCCGTTCAAGTATAGACAATCGTTAAAAAATCAAGAAGTAAAAAGTACGGTTCTTGGACGATTTAATAACCAGTAGAGGGTAATAATATGGATAAAGCATTATTCAGAGCGTATGTCAAAGAATTAGTCAAGGAACAAATCGAAGAATCGGTGGAAAAGGCAGTGAAGAAGATTCTTCCAGAAGTTCTTGGGGAAGCTATTGCAGAAATTAAGGGTATGCAAAAACCACAAGTTAATGAAACTGTGACAGCTCCAGCAAAACCAAAACTTTCTCGTAGTCAACTCGCAGCAATGATGGGATTGGAACGCCACGGCGATACCATTACTGCTACATCAAAGAATGTCGGTCCAGTAATGCAAGCTCCAGCAGGTATACCAGAGGATAATCCTACATTACAAGCTATCAATAGAGACTATTCTGCTCTAATGAAAGCAATGAAGTTGACCTAATTGGAGATATAAATGGCTCAGAAGTTTATTGGCATCACATTACCAATACGATTGGGACAGACAGGAATGTTTGACCAATCGACAACGGTAATCCAACAAGTTCGTTCTAACTTTAAGAATTTGATTTTGACAAAGAAGGGAGAACGTGTTGGACAGCCTGATTTGGGGTGTGATTTGTGGAAAATATTGTTTGAGCCATTAACGGACGAAACGCTAGAAAATGCTAGATTGGCAGTAGCTGACGCTGTAGACCGTTGGTTACCGTTTATTGAACTAACTGATTTTCAAATTACAAAAACAGACGATAATAATATTATTAATATAAAATGCCTATATAGATTTAGAAATAATCCAAATGTAACAGACCAAATAACCGTAGCGGCTCGACAACTTGGAGTACCAACAGTAGGATTTACAGAAGTACCAGAAGATGCGGTACCCACACAGGAAGAAATTACAGCACTTCAAAACGCTCGTCGTATTAGAAGACTTAATTAATTTGGAGTTTTAAATGGCAACGAATCAATCAGTAATTATACAACCAAGACCAAATGTCAAGCAAATTAATTATGTCTCAAAGACGTTCACGGACTTTAGACAAAATTTAATAGAATTTGCAAAAGCATATTATCCAAACTCATATTCAGATTTTAATGAAACATCACCTGGTATGATGTTCATCGAAATGGCATCATATATTGGTGATGTCCTTTCATTTTATATTGACAATCAATTTAAAGAAAATCTGTTAGCTTTTGCAGAACAACAAGAAAATGTTATTTCTATAGCACAATTTTTGGGATACAAACCAAAATTAGTTTCACCGTCAACCACGACGGCAACAGTATATCAATTAGCCCCAGCTATAATTGAAAATGGTGTCTATGTTCCTGACCCAAGATATTTGGTTAAGTTAGCAAAAGGAAGTACATTCGTTACTACCGGACAAACATCTGTCCAATTTAGACTAAGTGAAGATGTTAATTTTGGAGATATCACGGCAGAAAATTATATTGTCAACACATTCTCTGGTGGTAATCCATCAACATTTATTATCAGTAAGCCAGCTCGATTGGTATCCGCAGAAGAAAAAACTACAACATTTACATTTGGAAGTCCACAACGATTTACCTCGGTGTTGATGCCAGATGAATCTATAATTGGTATTGAAAGTATAGTTGATTCTAATGGTAACACCTGGTATGAAGTTGATTATTTAGCGCAAGATGTTATTATGGATGAGCTAGATGTGACCAGTAACGGTGAAACTGGTATTTTACCATCATCTAAATTACGACTTCGTAAAGTTCCTCGCAGATTCGTAACAAGAATTAATAGAGATAATAGAATGGAGCTAGTTTTTGGTTCTGGAACGGGTAATGAGGCTGAAGTTAATACGACCTTAGATTCTAGACAAATAGCAAACTCTCAATATGGTAGTACCATAGAAAACGCACTAGGTAATGTGGCTATTAATAATGTAAACTTCCTTGATAGTAACGCGTACGGTATATCACCAGCAAATATAACACTAACTGTGACATATTTAGTTGGTGGTGGGGTAAATACAAACACCACATCAAACACAATCAACAGAGTGTCAGAAGTAATTACATCGAATGACACTACTGACTATACTGCTGCCGAACTTAACGCATTTAATGCAGCAGTACAAAGTATAACCATCAATAATGACTTACCAGCTACTGGTGGTGGTGAAGGTGAATCAATTGATGAAATTCGTGAAAACGCATTGGCATTCTTTAACGCACAAAACCGCGTGGTCACCGTAGAAGATTATGCAGTTCGTTCTTACGCACTTCCATCAAAATTTGGTCGTGTGGCAAAAGCGTTCGCAGTACGAGATGAACAAATTAATAGAATTCTAGCAGCACAAAATGACAGAGTATATGTAGATAATCCCGTTCGTCCAAATGTAATTAATTTATATACGCTAGGATACGATACAAACGGTAATCTAACAACACTCAATACACTGGTTAAGGAAAATTTAGCAAGATATCTTGAGCAGTTTAGAATGTTAACAGATGATGTAAATATCCTAGACGCATTTATTATCAACATCGGCGTACAATTTGACATCTCGGTACTGAGAAACTATAATGTCAATGATGTTCTTGCAAGAAGTATTGGTGCCGTTCAAGATTTCTTCAACACAAGTAAGTGGAGCATAAACCAACCAATTATTTTAGCAGATTTGTCATATAATATCGGATTGGTAGAAGGAGTACAGACAGTAAAAAGTGTTAAAATATTCAATAAGTACGAATATAGAGATGGCACAGGATACCAACCATATCGATATGATATTGATGAAGCAACAATTAATGGGGTTATCTATCCAAGTCTCGACCCAAGTATTTTTGAGTTGAAATATCCAACAACAGATATTATAGGAAACGCTACCCAATGAGAACGATACTAACCGCCAGCAAGGACACTACCCTCTATCAAGCATTTTTAAATAATAATGCTGGATTAGATGAAATAATTGAAATTGGTAAGGTTATAGATTTATCGGAACCTACCAGTTCAACGGCGTATGCAACGGGGTCCGCACGCTCATTAATATATTTTGATTTACCAACTACAGCAAGTGTACCAGCGACCGCTAGTTACTTCTTAAATTTAAGATTAGCAAATGCTGATAATGTTAAGAGAAATCAAGAAATTATTATCTATCAAGTTTCTCGTTCGTGGAGCGAAGGTAGTGGATATTTTTATCAAGATATAAAGAATGTTGAAGACGGGGCATCGTGGGTAAAATGTAACGCTACTGTATCTTGGAGTAACGCTGGTGGTGATTTCTTAACAGGGTCAACCAGTCAAAGTATCGTTCTATCATCGTATCCGTTAGAGGATATTCGTGTTGATGTAACTAATATCTTACGCCCATTTGTAAGTCAATCTACACAAAATAACTTTTATGGATTAGCATTACAATTCCCAACTGCTGATGAACAAGACTCAACCAACAAGGGAGTTGTTAAGATATTTTCAACACAAACTCATACAATTTATCAACCAACTCTTGAGATTGTATGGGATACACAAACAGTAGTTACCGGAAGTTTATTAGCAATTCCATCATTAAATGTAAAAATTGTCGCATCAAACTTACGAGAAACTTATACAAAGGGTGATACCGATAAGGTAACTCTTGTCGTTCGTGACCAATATCCACTAAAATCATTCGATTCGGTATTACGATATAAAAACAAATATTATCTACCCACATCATCATATTTTTCTGTCGTTGATGTACAAAGTAATACTACAGTAATACCATTTGACGATTATAGTAAAATCAATACGGATGCAACTGGGTCATATGTAGTTCTTGACACCTCGCCACTGTATCGCGGCAGATTTTATACATTAAAATTAAAAGTGGTAAATGGAACTTATTCTAGAGTAATTGATACCGACACACTATTTAAAGTTGAATAATTTATGGCAATAACATTTTTATCAGGTAGTGTTAATCCAGATAGTGGAAGTATAGTAAATAAAGAACAGATTGATATTTCTCTGTCTTTATTTGATGTGTCTGCTTCTGGTCAAAGTGCATCGATTGACACAAATTATTCTGCAACGGTACAACGAGTAACAATACCTGAAGAAGGATTAATGAATCGTAGTGTTTATTATACTCCAATTTATAAAGAAAAGTTAGATTATAATGTTTGGTTAACCAGAATTAATAAAAATTTTGAAGAGTTAGACTAATGGCAGAACAGCAAAATTACCAAAGTAATATACAAGAACTATCAGATTCGTATACTCGGTATACAGTATCTCGTATTATAGCAAACAAAAAAGATAATTTGCTGGATATGGAAGTTCCTGCGGATTTTTCTGAAGCATTATTACAGAATAATGTTGAAGTTAACCTATACAGTTTAGCAGACAACTCGTTAATATTTTCTGATGTTGTACGAAATGTTAGTGGGTCGATATTCACAGAAACATTACAATATAATGACAATAGTTTGCGTAAATTACTGTATATCGATTTTGCTAAAGTACCAAATTTAGATTTACCATCTGGGGAATATTCGGTTACTCTTAACTTTTTTGCAGATGAACTTGGTTCATACGACGATAGAATTCTAAAAGTTAATAAAATATCGACATCACGCACAGAAGTAGAACTAAAATTAACAGATACCACACAACAAAAAGTATTAGAACAATTTGCTACACCACTAATACCTGCAGAATTTATAAAACCAATATTACGACAAATTTTTAATCAAGAAGGCGCAGATGATTTGATATTACCTACCAGTCCAGTAAAAATTGATAGTTCGTCATTATACCAAAATTTCGCAAATGGGTCTGGTGAAAAACTTGTTCAATATAATTTTGACGATGATGATGGAAGTCGTATTGGTATTAATACCATTATGCAGAATGTACTCAATGACGCATATCCTATTGCATTACAAACCGCAGAAGATATGATACTCTTATCAGGCAGTACTTCGTTTACTGAAACAGAATTGTCTAATATGGTAGTAAATGCAATTGATATAGCATATGATGCTGCATTAGATGATGAAGCACAAAATCCACAAAATTATCGGTTTGACTTAATATGAGTACTTACAATATTCGTGAAAAATTTATATACGCATTAGCTACAAGCAGTATTGAATATATAAGAAATTATAATTTCAATACTTCTACAATCACTGATATTCCTTTAGCATTAGGAAATACTGACACGGAAATACCTATCACCGTTAATATAACGACTACCGTGCCGTGGATACAAATTGTTAATCCTACCACTGGAGCTAATTTAAAATTTCCAAGTGGGAATGTCGTATTGGGGCCAACAAGTACTAGTGTAGTTTTGGTAAAAGTAGATTTACCGCCGGAAATAGAAAATGTACCATCCTCATCGATATACCCAGACATCAGTTTGGATATCAAATCTGGTAGTTTTCCTATAATATCCCCTCCCGCAACAACTGGTAGTCAATCAGATAATAAGAATACTATAACTGTACCACAAAGTACTTATACAATAGACCCAGGCGAACGGGTTCAAGTTGATATTACTGTATATGATGTTGATGGTAATCCAGTTAAGGATGTATTTAATGTAGTTTGGAAATCAAATAATACAAGTATTGTTCTAGTAGAAGAACCAGAAAATACTCAAGTAGATTACAATCCATATACTCCACGAATTATACGAGGTATATCTTCTGGAGAAACAACGGTTACTATTACCGCAGGACCAGAAAGAGAAACTAGTATAACCTTTATTGTACGAGAGACTTCGGCGGGTGGACCCCCTCCGCCGCCACCACCGCCACCACCTTCTTCCGTGGTAGATTAATCTAATATGAGCCATAGAATATTTGTTAATACACAAAATTCAACATATAAATCCGTAGTACAAAACTCCAAAGGATATCAATTTGGGTTAGGTGTACCTACGGAGTTAAGTGATGATGAGCGTATTGAATTACAACAATTAGCATACGAAATATATTTTAGTGCGGATGACTTACGGGAAAAGAAGCGTAAAATACAAATAATCTTTGATAGTTTTACCGACCCAAAGTTTTTTGGTGACGGTGCGGTTAAAATTGACAAAGTAGAAAAATATCTAACTGACTTACGATTAGAAGCTGAACGAGTACAAAGAGAAAGTAACGCAGCGGTAAATGCAGCAGGTGCGTTGGGCACAACCGCTGCTGTAGCTGCCGCCGGTGGTGCGGTGGCTGCTGGAACATTTACGGGATTGGCAACCGCAGGGTTATTAACAGCATTTGGTGGAACAGTAACCGCAGGTGCAATTGGTGGAGCATTTGTTGCGGGTGCAAGTGCAATATTATTACCAGCTGCAGCAGTACTCAGTCCAGTTATTGCAATAACCAATTTAATTAAGTCCACTCGTCAAGCTGGAAGAGAAGATAACGCCGCTCCTTGGAAAATGACCCGTGCGGATTTTCCTAATATTACCGCACAAGCAATTCAAAATTCATCTACTCGTCGGTCAATTGAACGATTATATGATGACCGAGGAGGAATTAAAACATTTGATGTTAGTACACAAGAAGCTATAGCACTACTTATTCGTGAAAGTTTAGCTGATGCACTCTTTTGTACATCAACCCCAAATGGTACGGGTATAACATCACCAGAACATCCTGGTCCTGGTGGAAATGGTAATGCAGAAAAGTGGGTAAATAAAGATGCATTAAAGCGTCACTTCCCATTTACACAAGTAACAACGGGTAACGATAGATTAGAACAAACTTATGTTAATGGTCTATTATATCTTAAGTCATATATTGATTTAATTGATAACATTTTAAATTTACAACAACAGTCATTATCTCGTTCACCAGATGTAGAACAAGCATTAATTAACATTCCACTTAGTATTACTTTATCTACTGCGAATGTTCGATTATTTGATGCTCTCTCCGCCACAGCTCGTCAAGTGGTTCGTGAAAAAGTACTGACATTCTTTGATGAAAATAGAGAGTATAAGACATTACTTAATTTTGGTAACGACAGACAATATGTTGCCGAAGCATGGAGACTTGCTCCGAAAGATACGGGGTCAGTACAATTAAAACTATTGCGTCCTCTTGATGACGATATAGTATTAGAAAATCCAGCATTTATCAGTAGAGAAATTGCAGAAACTGTAGTAGATACAGTCAATTTTAGATTAGGACCATTAAGAGACACTACACCGTACTTACGCCCATATAATATTGATTCTAGAAATTATATAGATGGGAAGATGTTCGCAACTAATACTACACTAACTAGCCTTGGGTTAGCAACTGGGTCAGAGGGTGCGATAATCAACGGTACTACAATCTCATTTGATGATGCGGTATTCCGTCGTTGGTTTACGGGAGATTTCAAGTCATCAGAACTGAACATTGAGTTCACCGATTATAACAATTTCGTACATTTTGGTTCTGCTTACAAGAGATTACAAGCCTTTAATGAAAAGCTTATAAAGATTGATGATCTTACATCAGCAAGTATTTCGTCAAGTGTATCAAGTAGTACTATATCGTTGAAGTTTAAGGCAATAGAAAAAGAAAACATTATTAGAAACTTTGACCCATACGAACAATTCTTATATTATGCAACGGGGTCACTACCATATTCAGCCAGTGCGTTCTATGTAAACAGTGAAGTAGAATATAACGCAACTGGTTCATGGCCAAAGCAATCAGATGGAACCCCATACAGTCCATATAGTACAATTGCTATTAATTGGTTGACGGCACAATCTGCTATCGCTCAGCGATATGATGATAACAATCCAAATTACTTGGTATTAAATTTACCAAAACACATTCAAGAAGACGCAGATTCAACCGATTTCTTGACTTTATTTGATATGGTTGGGCACTTTGTCGATAATATCAAGGTATATATTGACCAATTCCCAAATATTTACTCAACAAATATCAATCCATTAGAAGATTTGTCGATGGACCAAGTATATGAAGTTGCACAATCCTTTGGATTACAACTTCCAAATGTGTATGCACTGGAAAACCTACAAACATTTAATGCACAGTTTAGTGGTGAAAGTGGGTCACGGTCCTATGTAGCAGAAACATGGAAGAGATTCCTCCACAGTATGATATATTTCAATAAAACTAAGGGGTCACGGACTTCATTTGACGCTTTATTGAACACATACGGAATCAACTCACCAGTTTTACAAATTAAGGAAACAACTGGTCCGGTAGCAGGAAACTATATTCGTTCTGATGAACTGACTTACGGGTTAACATTTACTGGGTCGGCTGAAAACTTTATCACCGTACCATTTGTATCATCGTCGTTAACCGCATCAAGTATTCAACTATCATTTAACCCAACACTTCGTCGCAGTTCGTCGTTAATTACTGCAACTGATTGGGCAATTGATTTAGTCCCACACCCATCCGCATCTAAGTTAGATTACGGAAGAATTCATGTCGTCAGTGGGTCGGGTCGTACTATTATTGCAACCAGTAGTTATTTCCCACTCTTTAGTGATGACTATACTAACTTGATGTTGCGTAGTCAATCTGGTGACATTTCAATTATTCAAACTGACGGTGACCAAATTCTATTCCAAGAATCGGCATCGGTTAACTTGTCATCGTTATGGAACGGAACGACATTTATTTATGTCGGTGGCTCTGGTTCAATGCAACTTGGTAACCAGTTTGACGGCATTGTAGACGAAGTTCGTGTGTGGGGAGAAAACATTTCGAACGATGATTTCGTATCACAAGCATACGACCCAGGTTCATATTATGGAGCAAATTATACTTCGTCGTACACCAGTTTATATGTTCATATCCCGTTCAGTCAACCACTTTCATCAATTACCTCATCGGTAACAAATGAAAGTCCATATCAAAATGTATCTATCGTAGCAACATTACCTGCTACGGGATTCACTACAGCATCATTTACAAGAGTATTAAGAAGTATTAAACAATTTACTCCGATTGTTGGTTCTAGTCTTTATACAAATAAGAAAGTGGTGGTGGCAGACCCACCTGTATTTAATAAATTATTCGTAGATGAAACAGAAAATGGTACAAAAATACTAAACAGAGCAGTTAGTATTAAACAAGTTGAAGAAAAACAATACAACAGCGGTCAAAATGTAGTATCGTTTGCTGTATCTCCAACCGACTTCATTAATCAAAATATTATGCGGTCAATGGGTGTTGTTGATGTAAACAACTTGATTGGTAGTCCACGGTACATCACTGGGTCAGGATATTTTACACTCCAATCCATTCAAAAAGATTATATAGAATATTTCAATAAAATAGTAAAACCAAATGATTATATCCGTTTCTTCAAGGATTTGACACAAGGTCCAAGTGAAATGGCAGATGGAATGGCACCTGCCCGTGCTAAATTGTTGGATGGTATCGTAATTGAATCACCGGTCTTATCACGAAATAAAGACACAGTGGTACGCTCTATCACGGTTAATGGTACGGCAACTAAAAAGTTTGAAGCATATGTATCTGGGTCTGGTTCATCGTGGGATAGTATAACCACCGTAGGGGCATACTCTTTCACAGATTCCGATGAATATATAAAACCACTTCCTTTACCGTTTGCGGATACATTACCGATTACCGCAATTCTTCCAATGTCAAGTAGTATTGATATTAAGGAAAGTACTAAATCGACTAAATTACCTCCATTCCAACGCGTAGTACAAAAAGTTGGTAATGATTATGTAACTTCGTCATTACTGGACCAAAATAGTTCATTTGCTACACTTGAAGCATTACCAATCGATACAGAAACATCTGTAGGTACAACTGGTTCTGGATATCCTAGAAACCCGTTTGTCGGTATTCCAGCATCTGGAAGTCTTCCAAGAAGGTTCCCAAGTGAAGAAGGAACATTAATTCCGTTCTACGACATAACACCTCGTTCAGACTTTAAAGATGTGGGGTCATTTAGTTATTTCCATAAACGAAATGGTGTATATTCATACGATATTTACACCTTGTATAAAAAACCATATATAGTTAAGTTTGATGATGGAACTCTGGGCCAAGTCAACTTAGACTCACCAACAGAGCGTGCATACGCTCCGTTAACATTAGTAGAAACTGGGTCATTACCAGAAGAATATGGAAGAAATTCAACATTCATATCAACCGCTAGTTATGCTGGCGGCGGGCAAGTTGTAGGAAGTATACTTATTGCTAACTTATTTACATTATATGGTGTAAATGGAACAACTGGATTGAGACTGCGTTTATATAATGACCAAACTAAACAAGCAATTGATGCAGCAAGAAACTTCTATACACTACCTACAGGCAGTCACGGTGTATTATTTGATGGATTATTAAATGGACCAGAAACAGTATTTCCATATGTTATGGCCCAAGCAACTAATTCGGTAATTTACTATACAATAGATAATTTAACGGCAAGTCCAATAAGTTCTTCAATAATATTCAATTATTTCGCATACGACCCAGATAACTTATATCCACGCGGATATTTACCAAGACATTACAGATTTAGTAGAGATAATGGAACTTCTATTAAGCGAAGAAACTATTTGGGTTGTAGAAGTGTAAATAAAACATTCGACGGGCAATCACCATTTACGGTTTCCATTTCTACAGAAAACACCGTTGTAGTAAATACCTTTACAACACAAGCTGCTGCCGGTACGGGAACCGTTCAAATTCCTACCGAAAATCCTGGAATTAGATTTGGGGGCAGAGGTCGGTTAGGCGTCGAATAATGAAGTTAAATTAAAATACTTTATACTTATATTTGTTGTACTTCACTCAGGAGATTTTAGACTATGGGATACCTAGATAAATCCACAATTACCGTGGACGCTATTTTAACCAATCGTGGACGGGAACTTTTGTCGCAAGGAACCGGCACGGGTAATTTCCAAATTACCAAGTTCGCAGTTTCAGACGACGAAGTAGATTACGGTCTTTATAACACTGCCCATCCACTTGGGTCCAACTATTACGGGTCTATTATTGAAAATATGCCTGTGTTAGAAGCAACTCCTGATGAAACCCAAATCATGCGTTACAAGTTGGTCAGTATTACTGGTGAAGACTTGACCCGTTTTGGTAGTATTGTTATCCCACAAATTCAAATTCAAGGTACAGCAATTCCTTCAAACGGAATCGTAAGTCTTTATTATAGTCCAACCTCTGGACAAACTACTATCACTATACGACCAACCACGACCTATACATCTACTGTATCAGAAACAGAAAGTAGTTACACATTACTTTTAGCAGACAGTACATTAGCGACAGTAGAGGTAAAAACTCCTGCAACCGGTGTAATATCAGCAAATAACCGTGGTTCAATATCAGCAAATGGACTAGAATTTACTATAACCGCTCTCAATAAAACTGGTTCAACCTCAGTATCTATCTTTGGTGGAACCTCTGGGGCTGTGTATAACTTTACCTTGTCTACCACCGCTTCCGCATAATCAACTCCTAGGAATATCTTATGGCATATAATATCTTTACACAACTTAGTCAAAATGATGATATTACATCACTCGGTGGTACCGAAGTTACCACAGGGATGTGGTCGGGAGACACAGGAAGTCTTTCTACATTCTTCACCTCCAGTGCACAAGTAGTAACCTCTGGTGAATTCTACTACGATGTATACAATCTAAATCCGAATCCAGGCGGTAGTGACTCCGCAGAAGTACAATTTTCAGTTGCATATGGGCATGTAAGTGGAAGTGGTTCTCCACCACTCAGTACATTAGATACATCCACATTACCAACACAAGTAACTTATGCACAGTATCGTAATATTTTGTTAGGTAAGGATACCGAATTATTCACATTCGACCAAACAACATCAAACGATATTTATGTCATCAATATACAACGCTCAAGACTTCGCCAAGCAATTGACCCAGGTAATTGGCAACTTACTTTATCTGGTTCAAAGGGTAAGAGTACCTTTATCGATGACAGTGGACTTAGTACAGCTGTACAAGGTAATTTAGTTGCAAACAATGTATACAATATTCGTTCTGGTACCATTGATGACGGATTTGCGACGGGCAATTCTACAGTATACGGACTTGCGTTCCCAGACTACGGGGTAATCATTCTCCATCCATCAGCAATTAGTTCATCAGTAGGATTTGTTAACCCAGCGCTTGACGGTAGAACATTAACCGCACTTCCATTCGCACCATTTACTGGAAGTGGAATCACCGATTATCAACGTGACCACGAAGGTTTGTTGCGTTCTATTAGATTGGGAGGAGATTTCCAAGCTCGCTCAGCAGAAACAATTACATCAACAAATTACTTTATCCGTTTAAGAAACAGTCAATACAATTATTCAAATAACCCAACATATTTTACTGGTTCAAACCCACAAAATGTATTAGAACCATTCCGTGTCAATCCAATTTCATATGTAACTACGATTGGTTTATATAATGACTCAAATGAATTGTTGGCAGTAGCAAAACTCAGTAGACCAATTCAAAAGGGTAAAGATAAGGAAGCATTAATTCGCGTTCGCTTAGATTACTAATCTGCGCATCAGGTGGATAATTTATGACCATACCTGTTACTGCGTATAAATCCTTATCACCAAACGAATATACCATAACTCCGTTTCGTGCATATGCTCCGCATATATACACGTATGTGTCTGGGTCTACTGCAAATTCTGTAGATGTACAAGTTTCATTGGGTATTAAGTTTGATACCGCGTCGCAAGGATTACGGGTAGAGGATGATAAATACGAATTATTTGATTCGATTGTACAAACATTCTATTCACCAATCCCGTACACTTCGTATGGTATACAATCATCTTCGTACCACCCAACAGGTTCTGTATTTGTTGTAAGTGCTACACAAGATATATTTGGTGAAGAAGTAAAGCCGGGCACATTTACCGTAACCATAGGTAACTCTTCGTCAATTGATGATGGATACGGTAACTTAATAGTATCAGAATCGGGTACTGGGTCTAAGGTTGGCCGTATTTTCTATGACAAGGGTATAGCAATTATTAAACCAACATCAAGTATTGCTGGTGGTGGATTAACAAAAAATGGCATCTGCATAGTGAGTGGAACAAATGTTCAAGTACAATTTACTTCGTCAGTAAAATTATTTGAACACAATATTCGTGTAAAGTTAAACCCAACGGATTTCTTATACTCAGTATATAATCCGTCTGCAAATAAAAATATGTTTACGGGGTCATCAACAACCCCTTTACAACTGATGGCATCACAAAGTCTATATCCATACATTACGACAATTGGTTTATATAACCCAGATAACGAATTAGTCGCAGTCGCAAAAGTATCAAACCCAATTCAGCGTACTGACTACTCCGTTCAAACATTTGTTGTCAAATTTGACACCTGAGGATTTTTATGGCACTTAAAGACTTATACGAAAGTTGGGCATTTAAGCCGTTAGCAGGAGCAGGGTCGGCAGATAACCCACGCACACAATCAGAAGGTAGAGTCAAAGTAGACTTTTTACCAAACACATATCAAGCTGAAGTTCGTAATAGAACTCCGGGTGATAAAGTAGTAACACAGGCTACCGGCGATGACACAACCGCAGGAACTTTTAACAAGGACAGTGCATTAAAGTATTACTCAACACTATACAACAGTCCACTAAAAACATTTAAGGGAAAGGTAGTTCAACAATACAACGCACAAGGTACAGACACTAACAAGTATGTATCATCAGCGGAAGTCAGAAATACCCAAGGTGCATTATACAGTACTAATTTATAAAAAATAAAGAGGTTATTATGAAGCCACGTTCGGCTAAAAATAAAGGTAAACGGTTACAAAATGCAGTACGAGATATGATTTTGGAAAACTTTACACAACTGGAACCAGATGATGTGGTTTCAACTTTGATGGGTGATAGTGGAACAGATATTAAGTTGTCACCTGCGGCGCGGAAGCTATTTCCTTACTCTCCAGAGTGCAAGAACCAAGAAAAGATGAATATCTGGGCTTCTCTGGAACAAGCAGAATCGAATACGAAAGAAGGAACGACTCCCGTTCTGTTCTTTAAGAGAAACAATACGCCAGTGTACGCGGTTATTCCCGCAGAACACTTCTTCCAATTGGTCAATAAAAAGACCGTTGAATAAAAAATAACTTGACAACTTGCTAAAGAGAGGTTAGATTTCTATTATGAATCTAATCTCTCTTTTGTCGCAAATATTAGGTGATTTTAAACAGTTTGG